TTCTCTATCTCCGCGCCTGGGTTTTACGGATTAAACACCCAGGACTCGCCGCTGGATTTGGCGGCGGGTTTTGCGCTGACCGCTCAAAACTGCATTCTGGATAAGTACGGCCGTATGGGAGCGCGCAAGGGTTGGGCTAAGGTTAACACCAGCACGGGCAATTTAGGGTCAAACGACGTCGGCGTCATCCATGAACTGGTGCAGTCAGATGGCAACGTGACTGTGTTGTGCGCAGGCAACAACAAGCTCTTTAAATTGAGTGGCACAAGTCTGACTGAACTCACCTACGGGGGAGGGGGCACCGCTCCGACAATCAGCGCAAGTAACTGGCAGTGCGCATCATTGAGCGGCATTACTTACTTTTTTCAAGCAGGCCATGACCCGCTGATATACGACCCTGCGGTTAGCACCACTACGTATCGGCGTGTCAGTGAAAAGACAGGCTACGCCGGCACCGTGCCGCAAGGCAATATTGTTTTGTCGGCGTACGGTCGGCTATGGATTGCCGGCAGCAACGCGGACAAAGTAACACTGACGTTTTCTGACTTGCTCTCAGGCCATATCTATACCGGCGGCACATCAGGCACATTAAATGTCAACTCCGTCTGGCCAAACGGAGCGGATGAAATTACCGGCTTGGCGGCGCACAACGGCTTTTTGTTTATCTTTGGCAAGCGCCAGATCCTGGTGTACCAAGGCGCTACCGCGCCGTCCACCATGTCGCTGTACGACACAGTAATTGGCATCGGTTGCCAATGGCGCGACTCCATACAGAGTACCAATACGGATGTTGTTTTCTTGTCTAATAGTGGCGTTCGCTCGATCATGCGAACAATTCAAGAAAAGTCGGCTCCGTTTAGGGATTTGAGCAAAAACGTCCGTAATGACTTGATGCAATTGGTTGCAGGTGAGACGCCATCTGCCATCAAAGCCGTCTACTCAGAAGTTGATGCGTTTTATCTAATTACGTTCCCCACAGCCAATCAAGTGTACGTTTTCGACACAAGATCCGTTATGCCAGACGGCGCTTCTCGCGTCACAACCTGGTCACAGATTGACCCAACGGCGCTTTGCGCTCGTCGTAACGGCGATCTATTGATAGGTAAGACGGGCTATATCGGCAAGTACACTGGCTATTTGGACGACACGTCAACCTACCGTATGGCGTATTACACCAACCATGCGGACTTAGGCGATGTATCGGTAACGTCTATTGTTAAGCGCATTTCCATCGTAGTGATTGGCGGGTCAAATCAAACCGTCACTATTAAGTGGGGCTATGACTTTTCTGAAAACTACCTTTCGGAAAATGAAGAGATACCGACGCAAGGAATTTCTGAATATGGCATTGCAGAGTACGGCACCAATGGCGTGCCCGTTGCTCAATACGCGGGCGGTATCGTCATTCAAACTTTGACAACGCAAGCGACTGGATCCGGCAAAGTTGTACAGACGGGCTACGAGGCAGAAGTAAACGGATACGAGTTGTCTATCCAGAAGATTGAGATTTTGGCCAAGCGTGGCCGTATAAGTTAAGGAGCGGCTATGTCCGACTACACAAAATCGACTGACTTTGCATCGAAAGACGCCTTGCCATCTGGCAACGCAGCTAAGATCGTCAAAGGCACCGAGATCGACACCGAATTCAATAACATCGCCACAGCAATTGCGACTAAGGCCGATTTGGCTAGTCCGTCGCTAACCGGTAGCCCAACAGCGCCTACGCAATCAAGCGGCGACAGTTCGACTAAATTGGCGACAACAGCGTTTGTGGCAGCGGCGATTACTACAGGAATTGCAGCAGCTTATCCAGTCGGGTCTATATACATCAACGCCAGCAACAGCACTAATCCTGCGACGTTACTTGGTTTTGGTACATGGACTGCATTTGGTGCTGGACGCGTGATGGTTGGGTTTAACGCGTCTGACCCATTGTTTGATACCGCCGAAGAAACTGGCGGCTCAAAAGACGCAGTGGTAGTTACTCACACCCACAGCGCGTCTACCAGCATCAGTGATCCAGGCCACGAACATGTACAAAATTTTAATAATGCAAGTAATGGTGATTCCACAGCAATATTAGGTAGTGGATCTACTGTGACTGGCTATGCGCCTTCTTCTACTGGAGCATATACAGGCCCTCAAGTTTTAACTAATAGTGCAACTACAGGAATTAGCGCATCAACTTCGGTTAGCAGCACAGGTTCTTCTGCTACCAATGCTAACTTGCAGCCGTACATTACTGTTTATATGTGGAAAAGGACGGCATGAGCGCTGTACTTGAAAATGTTGGCGGTGAGATTACCCATCATTTTTCTGATGGGTTGTACGCCAAAGAAGCGTTTGTGCCTGAAGGCACTGCGATATTGAAACATACGCACGACTTTAGTCATCTGTCGATTTTGGCTAAAGGAAAAGTAGCTGTAATGGCAGATGAAGTAGTACAGGTTATTGAGGCGCCAGCTTGCATAGAGATTAAGGCTGGCGTAACACATGGGGTCAAGGCAATTACTGACTGTGTTTGGTTTTGTATCCACGCAACGGACGAGAAAGACCCTGCGAAAGTGGATGACGTTTTAATTAAGGGGTACTGACATGCCTATCGGTGGATTGATTAGCGCTGGCGCAAGTTTGCTAGGTGGCTTTCTTCAAGGTGAGGCCGCCAAAGATGCGGCGGCTACATCTGCGGGCGCGCAGACTGCGGCAGCAAAAATAGCGGCTGAAGAGTCCCGCTTTAGGCCGGTCGGCATGACGACTCGTTTTGGTACGAGTCAGTTTGGTTTCGACCCCAAGACTGGGCGCCTATCAAGCGCAAGTTACGCGGTCAGTCCTGAACTTAAAGCGTATCAAGACCGATTAGCGGCGCTTTTAGGTGGTCAACTTGGCCAAGCCGAAGCTGCCGCAGGAATGTACGCGCCACTGACAGGCGCTGCCGAGCGCATGTTTGGTTTGGGCGAGAGCTACCTAGCGCAGTCGCCTGAACAAGTAGCCCAGCAATATATGCAGCGTCAGATGGATTTACTGGCGCCTAGCCGCGAACGTCAACTAAACGAACTTCGCAACCAAGTGTTCCAGACTGGCCGTGGTGGCTTGGCAGTCGGCGCAACTGGCACACGCCCGTCAGGCGCTGCTGGTTTAGGTGCTGCCAGCCCTGAGATGGAAGCCTACTACAACGCATTGGCACAGCAGGACGCAGCGCTGGCAGCGCAAGCGCAGCAGGCGGGTCAGCAACAGCTGGCATTTGGTACCGGCCTGTTCGGCACAGGTGCTGGTTTGCTGGGTCAGTTCCAAGCGGGCCAAGTAGGCGCGCTGGCGCCATTCACCTCCTATCTGGGTGGTGTGAGCTCGCTGGAAAGCCTTGGTATGCAGCCGTTCGAGTTGGGCGTGAATTTAGGTGGTCGCAACATCAACACCGCAGGCGCTCAAGCGCTACTGCAAGGTGGCCTGGGCGCCGCGCAAGCAATGCAGCAGGCTAATGCGTACAGCCCGATAGGTTCTGCCTTGACTGGCCTTGGCTCTACTATGCAGCAACAGCAATACATGAACAGGCTGTTCCCCACAGCGCCAGCGCCTGTTGAAGAGCGGCAGTTTAGGCCCATCGCTACTGCACCAGCGATACCGACAGCAGCCCCATCATCCAGCCCGTGGTCTGGTGGTTTTTACGCATACTAAGGAGTAGACATGGCCAGCGAAATCCTAGGTCTGTTCACGACGCCAGATCAATACAACTTAATGCAACAGCAGGCGACTGACGCCAGAGCGCTACAGTACGCCCAGCTAAACCCATTCCAGCGCGCGGAGATGAGTCTGTACCGTGGCGGCGCAGGTCTGGGCGGCGCTATCGGCGGCATATTTGGCATGCAAGACCCGCAATTGCGCATGATTAGCCAGCGCCAGCAGCTGTCGCAGGGTCTGGATATGACCAACCCGCAGTCAATTATGCAAGTAGCGCAGCAGGCGGCCGATATGGGCGACATGCAGTTTGCTACTGCTTTGGCGGATTACGCTCGTAAAGCAAGCGTTGATATCGCTACAGAACAGGCTAAGTTGCGTGAGCGCA